ATTTTTTTCCTGCCATAATTTCCTTGATCTTTTAAGAAGTTAGATAATAAATTTTACCGATGCTGACAGGAACATCTCCTGTCGAATGCAGATACCAGCCAGTAGTGTTATCAATAAAAACTAATGTGATAATAGTATTATTTATCGTTTCTAAATAATTGCTTGCAACTCCAGAAATATTTTTTCCATTTCTGTTTATAGTCAAATTATTAGTGAAGAAAGTCCGATACAAATCCATAACAACAATGGTATCACCAAATTCTGGAGTTGCCGGAAGTGTTAAAGTAACAGCTCCAGAAGTCGTATCAACATAATATATTGCTTGCGATAATGCAGTTGTGTTAGAATTTATTAAAAATCTTTGAACTAAACTTTTATTGAAATCTGGAGAAACGTCGATTGGTAAAATACTTCCTGGCAAAAATGAACCAGGAGTTGGAACCAATAACATTTGACCTAAAGTTTGTATGAATAAAGTATGGCCAGTAATTGGAGCTACTGCAAATTGAATTTGGGTTCCAGAAGTTATGATATGAAAATCAACACTAGGAATCTTGACAACTCCATTATCAACAACTATAATGGATTCTTCAGAAGCTGTAACCAAATCTAAATTAAATATCGTAGTTACACTATTCGGAGTTAAAGTTTGTTTGGCGAAGTTTCCAAAAGTTGGTTTATTACCAATGTATCTATCTTTATCCAACATTATTGAATATCTTCCATCAAGGAAATTAAAGCATCAATTGTATTTCCGGTATCAGTTTTCATAATAATTCTGGTGTTAACACCAGCTTCTTCTAGAACTATTTTCTGTCCTGTAATTACAGTAACTGTAGATCCAAGTGGTAATGGAGAATCTTTAACTAAATAAAAATCTGGTGTATCACCAACTCCTTGCGACAAGGCTATCGAAAAGAAACATGCACCTACAGAAGTATTACAAACGTCACATTCCAAAATCACAGATTTCTTTCCAGTCGGAACAGTATAGGCAACACTCCAAGTATCCGTAACATTTTTTGGAGCAGATTTAAAATTATTCATTATTTACCTTTTTATCTTTCTTTGTCAATTTCACCAACATCTTTTTCATCTCTGCCATTTCATCTTTCAATGAATCAATATTACTTTCAAGAGATTTTATTTTAGCTTCTTTTTGTTTTACAATATTTCTTCTTTGGCGATGTTCTTTCAATGCCTGATGATTAACTTCTTGGATAGCCTGAGAACGGCTATCCCTAACATATTTATTTTCCATAATTAATTATCTAAAGCTATTCCTCTAAGATTTTTAATTCTAGGTGTAAATGCTTTATCAGAACTTAACATAACAATTTTGATTGCATACATGTTAAATCTAGGACTGATTGGATCATCAATCGGCACTCCATAAGCATCTATTGACCCCTGTGGTATATATTTATACTCACGAAAATCAAAGTCATCTATTGAAGCTTGTGGACTATTTGAAGGAATCATTTCTTGCCATGGATTATTGTGGAATGCATCTGTAGAATCCAATGCTGAAACTTTCAAATAAACTTTAACACTACAAGCAGCAGGTCTATTGCAATCAAATAAAACCATCATATTCGAAGCATCAAATCCATCTCCAAGTGGAATTCTCTTAGTAAAGTAAACTGAATCTGCATGGCCACCGATTGGAGTAGTTTCATAATCAGAATCATTATTAATAATATTTCTGGAAGCCTTTGCATAGGCTGAAGCTGTATTCAGAATTGGAGATAACTTATTATCAGAAGAAGTTAAAGTTCCAGTGATTCTCAATGGAACTCTTCCAGAATTATAAATTGGATCAATAATTCTTTGTGTTGATTTGAAATCTCTAACAGTTCCCAAAGATTGTTCTGGATATTCAGTTTGTTGATTTGTAGATTCTGAAAGTGTTCTATAAGACCATTGGGTTTCGGTTCCAGGTGGTGTTTCTAATCCTATGTTAAAACTAAGTAAACTATAATCAATAACAGGATGACATTGTAAACTTAATCCAGTGGTTGAAGCAGTTGCATTTTGATCCAATTTTAATCTATTCAAATCAAGATCTATTTCAATAACTTTAGCACCGGAAGGAATTCCAGTACCAGAAATTATATAATCGATATACAAATCAAAAATATCTTTATATTGATCCGAAAGAACCACATTAGTTATATATGGAGTGCCATTTGAAATGTTTCCAGTAAATGCTATAGTGGTTTGAACGACATCAAAAGACACATTTCCGGAACCAACAAATACAGCACGATGCAATCTAAAAGTTAAATCCGATTCCTGCATTGCTGTCCAAGTGGAAGCATTAGCGGATTTTAATAAAACACCCAAACTAGGGGATTCTGAAATAACAATATTTGTTCCGATTTGTTTTTTACCTTGTTCTGCAATATAAACTTCATATTCATCAGAACTGGAAATCAAAACTATTGCATATTCACCAGGAACAAGATATACTGGATTTATAAATTTAATATTTGTAGGTGTCATTCCATCTTCTGAAGTAACTATATCAGAAGGATAAATTCTCTTTTGGCCGTTAAAAAGATATTCAAAGGCGACAGGAGTACCATTCCTAACATTTCTAATTTGAATTGTTAAAGGAATTGCATCAGTAGGAACTCTTTTGAAATACAAATCAACGGAAGAAATAAAGATACCAGAAGGATTTGTTTGATCATTTATAACAAATGTCTGAGCCAATGGATCATTATAATGAATATTAGTGGCTTGCACTTTATTCAAAGTATTTGTTATGTTATTTGTTGTAACTTTATTTGTTGTATTAGTTACCGTTGTTACTATATTTGTAACAATCGTATTCGTAATAACAGTTTGTTGGAAGTGAATAGTTCCATTGGCTGAATATTCACCATTTGCTGAAGATCGTTCAGGAGCCTTAAAAGCATCATGAATATCTACCAAACGAACTCTTCTGGTTCCAGTGCTGAAAACTCCAGGTGGAATTGTGTATTTAAACATAAGACCACCAAATTTATCAGTGGTCAACACAGGACTGGCGACACCATTAACCAGATCTGTTATTGATCCAGTCTTATCGGCTTGTGAAATAGTATTTCCAACAGTTATTGTTCCAGTCAATTTCTCACAGTACATAACAGTTTCTGTGTAAAATTTCGTAACCGCAATAACTTTTACTGTTGCTACAACAACATCGCTACCATCTTTTATATCGGCATTGGAATTTATGGCGAATAATTGATTGGTCGTAATATATAATCTAGTAAAAGATACACAATATTGTGTAATGTCAGTATTTTCCATATATGGATAATGGATTCTTTTTCCCATCATTCCATATGCTTTAATTACAAGTTCTCTCGTTCTTATGAACGGAACTACACCATCCCAAGTATTCAATCCTTCGGATGAATGTGTGCTTGTCGAAGTAGCCGTCGAAGAAGCTGAAGAATTTGAAATAGCAACTGCGGTGCTTTTGTTTGAAGCTATTAGAGTTGTATCAATTGAAGATGTTACACTCTTAATACCATGAACATCATTTGGATTATAAGCTGTAGCAACACCAACAATCGATTCTTGTAATTGACCACCAGTCGTATCTATTACTTTAACTGTATCTACCATTTTAGACCTATTTTAATTTGAAGATAAAAACTTATCTTCCTAAAAAGTTATTAACTACTTGAGCATTAACACCATTTATTACAGTACCATTGCTGGCCGTAACTGAAGCTGTTGCTGGATTAAAAACATAAGCCGTTGCACCGGAAGTTTGATTTGTGGCCAAGAATTGTTTCTGACTATTAGAAGGAATCGGAACAGAAGTTATAATATTTGTGGTATTATTTACTGTGCTTGCTTTAATTGCTGAAACAACATTTGTGCTAACATTTGTAACATTAACTGTATTTACAATAGTTGGAAGTATCTTTGTTTCTTCCCATGAATCAGAAGGTGGATTCATATCCACATATCCAACATATGTAATAATATTATATGGATTAACACTTAAAGCACTCGAAGCATATAATTGTTCTAATACAATTTCTTCAGTATAATCTAAAGTTATTCTAGAAGAATCTTCGATACAAGAAGTTAATTGGAATGTTTCAAAATCCAATTGTGCTGTATAATTTAAAGCCCTCAATTCCTGCTTCTGAGGATCAATAGAACAACGGTAATTATAAGCACCAATTTCACCAATGAAATGGCCAACAAATGGATCAACAAAAAATCCATTTTTAAACTTATCCAAATTATTAGAATCAGTTATTTTAACATCTCTGGCTTGTTGTTCTAATAAAGTTAATGAAGCATAATATTCTAATCTTTTTATACGTTTTTCAAGATCACCTATGTCAGACATTGTAAATCTTCTGTTATCATGATAATATACCTGAACATCAGATAAGCTTACAAGATATGGAGGAATTACTAACGTATACAATAACATGGAGTCATCGCCACCAACAGGAGGTGGAACAGGAGATAAATTAGCTATCCCTCTAGAAAGCATGAAAGTTTTATCAGACAATGCAAATAATCTATCAACTCTTGGAAGATAATATTGATAATCTGTATTAAAAGTAAAATCAGAATCTGGAAACTTTACTGAAGTAAATGTTGTTGCATTATCATTTCTTCTTGGTCTAAAATCAATACAGTCTCTTAAATTATATTCCAAACCAGTGGCTGAACTTATATATTTAGGAATGTTAACATATCCTTCAGAATATGAATCAACACTCAAAAATCCAGATCCGGTATGTGTATAATAATTAAACACAGCCACCAAATAATCTGTTGAAGCTGTAACTGTATCACTTTGTAGAATTATTCCACCATGATCATAAATCGAATCTCTTTGGCCATTATCCAAAATATATGAAGAAGTTACATCCAAATGCACCGGAACTGTTCCCCAAGAAGTAATATCTCCTGTGGTTGCATTTAAAGTAACTTGTCCAGTAGGATCATTAGTACTGCAATTATAAACAGCTTTTAAAGATTTAATATCAGCAATTCCCAATGAATCGGATAATGAAACAATATCATTAGGAGAAGATATAATTACATAAGTGTAATTTTGTAATGCTTTAACTTTTTCTGTTTGTGTGTTTGCATTAATAGTTGCAAGTATTTTTAATGTAAAATTGGTTCCAACATTTGCATTAAAAGTTGCTTGCTGAGAAACACCAACTGAAGGTGTGCTCAATGAAATTGATCTTCCAGATCCAGTATCAAATCTAATAATTTCATTTAAAGTGAATGCACTGGTTCCCACAGCAGTGACAATTCCGATATAATAATTATCTTTAATATTGTCAGTTAATGCACCAACTCCACCAAAGAATCTTTCTAATCCATTAGCAGTTGAAATTGTTGCAACTCCGGCTGTAAATGAAACAGAATCAAAAACAGATTGGAATGTGTAATCAGATTGAGCATCATTTAATGCATCTCTGATAGTTTTAACCCAAGTATTATTTAAAGGGAAAACTAAAGAATTTGCATCAGATCCACTCAAGAATACATCGGCAGTTGGACTTCCACCAGTTTTGGAAAGCAATGATACATCACCACCTTTAGTTGTGGCAGGAGAAACTATCGATTCCAAATCTTTAAAAAGATTTTCAGCCGTAGCAGTTGCTGAAACTGCACCCAAATCAGATTCCAAAGCAACAGAAAAATGATTGGCATCAGGAGCAGGTGAAGCTAAAACAACATAAGCTCCATTATAATTACTATCACCTCTGATAACAATAGATTGTCCTGCTGTAAATCCATGTGCAGTTGAATTGAAAGTTGCAGCTCCAGCAGACCAAGAAACAGAAATCAAAACCTTTCGATCCATTTGAATTTCAAATATGGATACTTTATAAGTTTCTGTTGTGCTACCTGGAATTCCGGACAACAGTTTAGTCATTCTAACTCTTGCTTGTCCAATTTTATTTCCAGAAGCAGCGGAAGCTCTAACAACTTTATGTAAATTTACTATTTCTAAAGAGTTTGGATCAAACAAATAATTTAAATTTTCAACATATATAAAATTTGCATAAGAAACATTCACATCTAAATTATCAGCAATATCAACTGTTCTAGGTTTAGTTGTCTCAATATAACTTGGAACTATCGTTTCAAATTCAAATCCTTTTACATAAGCTTTACCTGGATCTAGTTTGCACATAAACTTACTAGGATCACCAGAAATCAATCCAAATGCTTCGGTGTAACCTGAACCACCAGTATTAACAGTTACAGAACTTATTTCTTTATAAGTCGCTGATACTGGATTATTATCTAATAATATTGTTGCAGTTGAACCAGTTCCATCACCAACTATTTCTATGGTAGGAACATCATCAAATTTTATGCCAGCAGCATCAATGTCGATAGAAGTAACCACACCAGATAAAAGATTTATAGTTGCTTTTGCTTGAGTAAAGTGATCTACCAAACTTAAACCAAAATTCTTTACAGAATAATTTCCAGATTCATCAAAAGTTCTTCTTGCTAATTCTTTTTCAATCTCTGCATAAACCGTTCTAGTTGCTTCAAATGTTATAACACCAGATTCAACTCTTGCGATTTCTAGATAATTAGTTTTTGTATTTGTTAAATCAGTAAAGCTTAACGTCAGTTCAATGGATAATCTATCGGCACCAGGAGCAGCATAATTGCTAGAACCATTTGCAGGATCAAGCAATTCAACATCCGTATCAGCACCAACAAAAGATTCAGTTATATCAAAACCAACAGAATGAGAAGAAGTATTTGTTTCAGAATCTAATATTATCGATTGTGAATCTGAATAAACAAAAAATCCATTAACAAAGAAAACTCCGGCAGTTACCGAATATCTCATTGCTGGTGTTATTGCTTGAAGAACTCCATTAGCTTTTACAGTTGATTTATAAGGAACTGGTGTATCATCAGTCCAAATTTCTTCACTGGCAACAAAAGTATGCCCAGAAAGAATTTGTATAATAATTTTATTTGGACTATCGATACCAGAATATTTAATTATTTCTTTAACAATTCCAACACAACCAGAAGTTTGACCTGTAACATTTTTTCCAATAAAATTATCCAAATCAATATCTAAAGAATTAAATTGGTTTTCTAACTTTATCGAAACTAAATTTGATTCAAAAAATGAATTTGCATCAAGAACTTTTGTTCCGTTGACAAAAATATGTTTGCCAAACTGTTCAATTTGATTCTGAATGCCAGATTGAATTTGTGTCAGTTCCCTAGCTTGAACTGCGAATCCAGGCTTAAATAAAATCCTATAATACTTTTGACTTGTTGTAAAGTCATCGTAATACGGACGTACATCCAGATTTATATTTTGTGGCATTTCTGATCACCTATCAATTTTCTAATAATTTTATTTATGTGGCCTGGAGTACATCTACTCGAATATTTAGTTTGAATCTCAGATCTGGAAACACCCACATTAGATTCCGATATTCTTTTTCTATGTTCTAAAGAAAACTTTTTACCATAATAAAAATGTTTGTTGCCATTTAGACTTTTAGATATCTTATCCCTAATTTCAGCAGATATTGGAATTCCCCACTGTGGATGATTTCTTCCAGAAGTTTTCCTAGACTTTCCCTTCTGTGCTATAGATATCTTATCACGAACTTCTTGTGGAGTAATTTTTCTATAATTATGATTATTTATTCCAGCTACATAGAAGGTTCTATCATAGTCCGCATGATGTCTTTTATTTAAAATTAATGGGTTTTTAAAATTTTCTTTAATTAAATTTTGTTCGAAGTCATAAGCATCTTTGGGATCAAAGAATTCTGCTATAATTTCTATATTAAAATTTTCAAAACCTAATTCTTTAACATATTTTGAAGATGATTTATATTTAAGAATATCAAAATCTGCCGGAAGTTTCTGTTTCGTTGAAGTTCTACTTCCAATATAAAATTGATAAGTTTCTTTATGTGTCAATTTATAAACGTATGATAGAATCATTAGAATTGCAGTATTATTTTAACATTTTCGGTTTGATTATCAGCTCTCATAATAGGTCTTCTTTGTTCTGCAAAAATTATAGAACCTGAATTATGATTAATTTCTGGTAGAATTCTACTATTTATTTGCCAAACTCCACCAGAACCAGTTGTAACAGCTTCAGAACTTCCCATTGTATCAACACTAGAATCTAAATCTTGAATGGTTCGAACGGTTTTTATCAATGGACTAGGAGAAACATCAGTAACTTGTACTATTCTCAAAACAGAACCTGAAGTATTTCCAGTTAAAATTTCATCAGTAGCTAGAGTGGTCGAACCTGAAACATGTTGTATCGTGTAAGTTGTTGAAACATTATAAGTAGAAGCACTTCCTATTGTCGAAGTTCCTTGAATTGTTGGATCTTTTACAATCAATATTCTTCTGTAATCATTTTCAGAAGGGAAATCTGCATTTATATTAAAAGCCAATTCATTACCAACAGCAACAAAATAAGAATTTAATTCTTCTTCAGCATTAAATCCATGTCCACCAGGAGGTGAAATTATTGGAGAAGCAGTTGCACCAGTGCCATCTCCTGTGATAATTGCATTAGCAATCGTATATCCAGAACCAGGATTAGTTACTGTAATTCCTGTAACAATACCTGAATTTATAGTAACCGTTCCAACAAATCCCGTACCATCCCCATCCATAGCAATCGAAGCTGCTGTATAACTAACACCACCAGCAGTTATTTTTACACAATGAATTCCACCTTCAATGGCAGCAGCAGCTACCGTTGAATTAGTTTTAACTGATATATAATCAGGAGTTAAAAACTTTAATGCTTCTGAAGGACTGATAGAATAAAGATATTTCCAAAGATAACCATCACCAGTTTGGAAAATACTATTTCCTGTGCTAGTTGGCATTATCGTGCTTGCAGCTCCACCAGCATTATTAATACATTTATAAATGTTGTAATCCGAAGTAACAACATAAAATTGCAATGAAGTGATATCTATTGTAGAATCATATCTTGAATAAACTACACCAGAAGTCCAATTATATCTTCTGGTTGCTAATGAAACATCAGAAGCTTGAATTTTTCTGGCAGCAATAGATTCTTTCCAATATTTTGGAATTGAAGATTGAGATTCTACTGGAACTGGAGCAATATTATCATTCGGCCATGGATAGGATCTACCGATCATCAAGTAAAAATTATTTGCTTGTAAATTTTCTACAAATGATTCTGCATTTGCCAATCTAAAAGCTGAAGTTATAATTGCTGACATTAACGTTTCCTTTGAACTTATTTTATGTTTATACTATTTATTATAAATTTAAATAGTGATTGTTATTGTAGAATCTGGAACTATAATACTTCTGTTAACAATAGAAGCACCATTAGCTACATCAGTCATATCATATATTTCTTCAATTCTAAAGTTTCTTTCATTCAATAAAATGTTTACAGTATATCCAAGAAATACAGTGCTTCCATATGTAGCTGAACCAAAACAGAAATCATCAGAAACCGGAGTTATAATACCCCAATAACCTTCATTAACAGAACCAGTATAATTATAATCAGTGGTTCCTGTGTAAAGAGAATCCTGATTATCTAAATTAAATTGTACTTCAGTGTGAATTGGTGGAATATTATTTTGAATTCTATTCAATTCTTCTAATGTATTATAACCAGCTCCAGAAATTTCTACATGAGATTCTAGTGTATAGTCATAATAAACATCAGCTAATCCAGCACCAACATTCACGACATAATTAATATCATAATAACTTTCAACCTGTGCGGCGATTGTTTGTACATAAATTGGAATCTCAGTTTCAGAAAAAACTTCTAATCCAGCAGGATGCACTAATTTTTTAAATAAATCTTTCCAAAGAGTTATACTTTCTGAAGATTTTATGACATAAGAAAATTGTTGATACTTAAAATTGTCTTCTAAAACTATGGAAGAATTACTCAGTAAACCTTTGTTAGAAGTCCATTTTCCAACAAATCCACTGATAGTTCCAAATATTCCTTCCAATACAGCACCACTACCACCAGCCGTAGTAATAGAAAAAGTTGCATCATCATAATTAATTCCATGTTCAACCATGGAAATTTCATATATCTGGCCAGAGTTTCCTGCATTGTAAACATCAACACTACCAGAAGGAATACTTTCAGAAGGATTAGAAATTATTTGAAAAGCATAATCAGAACTTACATTTGATACCTGATAATTACCACTAGCAATACCAGAAGAAAATTCTAGAAAAGCATAATCACCAACATTCAATAAATGATAGGTAGAACCTAAATCAACTGAAACAACATTTCCAATTTTACTATAAGTGGCATTTAATTTTATTTGAGAAGGTTGAGAAACTTTATTAACTACAGCTCTAGCACCAACACCAGTCCCGCTGGATATGGTAATTAAATCACCTTCAGAATATCTAACCCCACCATTTAATATTCTAATTCCATTTAATGTTTTTTTAATGGTGAAACTTAATTCTTTATCAGTTCCTATTCTAGCTTTAACTATTTCATTTGGTATAAATTCCCCAACCAACGAAGAATTATTGATCATCGCCTTATGAACAAATCCGTCATATGAAAGCCAAACAGATTCAACCTGCTCAATAGAAGCTTGAGCACCGGAAGTTTGTCCGATCAAAATAGAACTTATAAGATCCTTTACATCACCAGAAATCAGATCTAAAGTTAAAACTTGTTGACTGTTCCATTCTCCATCAGAAGCTCT